CAGACCGCTATCCGCAACCGTCTGATCAATAAGCCGGAAGTCACCGCCCTTGTGCCGCCGAACCATATCCGGGCAGGTAGCACGCGGCCCGACAAGACACCCTGCATTGTGATCGCAGACGGCAACACCGAACTGCATGGCAATGATTATCGCGCCCAGACCGCCGCGTGGGTCTTTTTGGACTTGCATGCTTGGACGCTGGATGCCGGGCAGGACGCAGCGAAAGAGATCGCCGCCGCCGTCAACGCTGCCCTGTCCAAGTATAACCTGAGCGCCGAAATGGAGAGCGCAGGAGCATATTGCGACCATTTCAAAGTCACGACCATCCGGCACCCACGCGACCCTGATCCGCAATACGGTCATTCCATCTTGTCGGTCGAAGCTTTGATCCGGTGGTTGAAATGATCAACGCGGGCAAAATGGATCGCCGTATTACCATCGACCGGCAAACCGAGACCGTAAAGCCGTCCGGTGACGTGGTGAAGGCGTGGGCAACCGTCGCCGTTGTTTGGGCTGAAGTCCTTCAGCAGTCTGCCACGGAGTTTTTCACCGGCTTTGGCGAAGCGGAAACCGGCAGCATCATTTTCCGTATCCGCTACATGCCGGGCATCACCACGGCAGATCGCGTTTCCTATAACGGCAACGCCTACGGCTTGAAGGAAATCAAGGAAATCGGCAGATACGAAGCCCTTGAGCTTCGCGGTGAGGTGCTGAAATGAGCATCCACAATCGCGGCGTGAAACCGGCAATCCAGCGCGACAGCACCGCCTTGACGAAAATGCCGTCGCCGCCCAAACGCCTGTCATCGCATGCGAAAGCCGAATGGCGGCGCGTGTTTCCGGTGCTGATCAAACGTGGCGTCGTCACGACCGGCGATCTTGCTGGCATCGAAAGCTATTGCACAGCAGTCGGCTTCGTCGCCCAGATTACAGAACAGATGGCTGGCATGGCCGTTCCCGACATGAAGCTTGGCGGTCTGCAAATCCGTTACATGCAGACGGCCCGCCAGCTTGCCAGCGAATATGGCCTCATGCCCGCCAGCCGTTCGCGCATTGGTGACGCTGGCCCCGCCGACGATGACGACGATAACCCCTTGGCGGTGGTGTAAATGGCAGGCACCTACCCGGATTGGGTTTTCGATAACAGTCCTATTGAAGACCCGTTCGGTTATGGGGAGCGTGCCGTGCGCTTCCTTCGTATGCTTCGCCATCCATCCAGCAGCGCACCCAAACGCGCCTTCACGCTGACCCGCTGGCAAGAGCGCATCGTGCGACGCATCTATGGTCCACGCACGCCAGACGGCCACATGATCGTGAAATCGGTTTTGCTTCTCATGCCGAGAGGGAATCGGAAGACCACGCTTGCAGCCGCCCTCGCGCTGCTTCACACCATCGGCCCGGAAGCCGTGGCAGGTGGACAGGCGATCTTCGCGGCCAAAGACAGCGATCAAGCCAAGATCGCCTTCAATGAAGCCGCTGGCATCATCCGGGAGGATAAGCGGCTCGTCGCCGCGACGAAGATTTACGGCAGCAAAACCGGCAAGCGTCTAATCAATTGCGACGTGAAGAAGTCGAGCCTTGAGGTTCTGTCATCGGATGGCGGCAAGGCGCACGGCCTTTCCCCTACCTTTATTCTTGCCGACGAATTGCACGTTTGGAAGAACCGGGAACTTTGGGAAGCGCTCAAAAGCTCCCGTGTGAAAAAGCGCCCGTTGACGATCATCGCTTCTACGGCGGGCGCGGGTAACGAAAACCTGCTCTATGATGAGTATGTCAACGCCTGCAAAATCGCGACAGGTGAGAAATTCAATCCTTCCTATCTCCCGGTCCTGCTTATGGCAGCGCCGGATGACGCATGGGATGACCCGGCCACATGGCACAAGGCAAACCCCGGCCTTGCTGACGGCTTCGTGTCGATTGAGGAATTTGAGAACCTTGTCACCGACGCGAGAGACAGGCCGCAAGAGCGCTTCGCCTTCCTGCAATACAACCTGAATATTTGGCAGGGCGCTTCCCGCGAACCGCTGTTCGATATGGGTATTTATGACGAAGGCCACGACCCTAATTTCGAGCTGGCCGAACTCGAAAGCCTGCCTTGTTACATCGGCGTGGACATGTCGGTTAATGGCGACCTGACGGCCATCGTTGCCGCTTGGAAGCACAGCGATGGCCGTATCTTCATGCACCCGTGGTTCTTCGTTCCCGGTGACGACCTCAAAGCCAGAGCCGTGAAGGACGCCGTGCCGTATGAGCAATGGAAGGCAGACGGCCATGTGATTGCCGTTGATGGCCCCATCATCGAACCGGAAGCGGTTGAGCAACATATCCGCGACCTTTGCGCCACGTTTGACGTGCGCGAGATCGCCTTTGACCCGTATCTTGCCCGCAAGACCATGCAGCGTCTTCACGATGACGGCTTGCCAGCTATCGAAATGCGACAGGCACCGCTCACCATGGGACCGGCAATTGGCGACCTTGAGCGCACCGTCAACGGGCGCATGATCCGCCACAACGCCCACCCGGTTCTTCGGCACCATTTTGATTCCGTCGTCGCCAGCCGTGGCGATACCGGCCTTACGCGTATGCATAAAGACCGTCGCACAGATCGCATTGACGGCGCTGTTGCCGCCGCCATGGCCGTGTCCCGCGCCGTCCAAAGCAACAACACCCGGTCAATCTATGACCTCCCTGAAGATGAATTTGACGCCTTCCTCAAGGAAGCAGCATAGGAGTTTCCACTATGGCAGATGACGGCCAGCAGCTTCTCATTACCCTTGCCGCCCGCTTCGACAAATACGAACGGGACTTGGAACGCCAGAAACAGCGTTCCCGAACAGGCTTCAAGCAGATGCAGTCCGACGCCGAAAAGGCCGGTTCCGGTATCGAGAAAGCGATGGGAAGCGCACTGAAGACGGTTGGTGCTTTTGGCAAAGGCTTGGCCGGTGGCATCATCGGCGGCCTTGCCATCGGTGGCTTGGATGCGATCATCGGGCGCGTTGCTGATATCACGAAAGGCATTGCGAGCATCGGCAGTGAGGCGAAGCGTGCCGGTTTGTCCAATCGCGCTTTCCAAGAACTTGCCTATGTCGCGGAACAGGCGCGCATTCCCGTTGACGCACTGACGGACGGCATGAAAGAGCTCTCGCTCCGGGCAGATGAATTTATCTATACCGGCAAGGGGTCTGCTGCCGAAGCGTTCCAGCGGCTGGGCTTCAGCGCCAGCGACCTCAAGGAAAAACTCAAAGACCCTTCCGCCCTGCTTGTCGAAATCATCGGGCGATTGCAGCAACTCGACAGGGCGGCGCAAATCCGCATCGCTGACGAACTGTTCGGGGGAACCGGGGGTGAGCGCTTCGTTGAACTTCTGTCCCGTGGCGCTGACGGCATCCGGGAAACCATTGCGGAAGCACACAAGCTGGGCGCGGTGATGAGCGATGAAATGATCGCCCGTGCCGATGAACTGGACCGGAAGTTTAACAAAATCGGCACCACCGTCAGCACCTTCACCAAACAGGCCGTTGTCGGCCTTGTCGGTGCGATGGACGATTTTCTCGACAGATGGAACAGGATCGAAGAACAGTCGAACCGCAACGTGCAGCGTGGCCTGACGGCGGTTTACGAAGACCTTCAGGAAGCTAAAGCTGTTCTGGCCGATCTTCAGTCACAGGCATTACTTGATCCCGATGACCCGATCACTGGCCAGAATATTGACAGGCAGAAACAGAAGATCGAAGAACTCACCACGGAAGCCGTGCGCTTGCGTGACGTTCTCGACCGCCGCAACGGTTACAGCGAAGGCTTCATTTACAAGACCGGCGAGGAAGCGGCGGGCGCAAAACCGCCGATCACTGATCTTAACGCTGCTATGTCCGGCACCGACAGCGCCGCCGCAAAAGCAACGGCCAATATCAAGAACTTTGCCGATGCGATCCGCTCTCTCAAGGGTGAAGTGCCGGAATTGGCGAAGGAATTGCAAAACCTCGATGCCAAAGCCAGAATTGAAGCCGTCTATCAGAAGTCGCTTTCGATGGCACAGGGCCAGCGTGAGATCGCCCTTGCGAATGAAATGCGTGGCCGGGCGCTGGCTTCCGTCAATTTGAAATCGGCAACCGATGACCCGAGCGCCTATCTTTCTTCGGTTCTGGCATCTGGCAAGAGCGCCAGCCATGTAACGGGATTGCAGGCTGATTTCCAGAAGCGGCTTGCGACCATGATCGCGTCCATGCCGAAAGAGCTTGGTTCGGTGACGATCAACTCCGGTTTCCGTTCGGTGGAGCGCCAGCAGCAACTTTGGCTAGAAGCCCTGAAGAAATATGGCTCCCCTGAAGCCGCCCGAAAGTGGGTTGCACCGCCCGGTAACAGCCAGCACAACAAGGGCAACGCCGCCGACCTCGGTTATGGTTCCGACGCTGCCCGCAAATGGGTGCATGCGAACGCCAGTAACTTCGGCCTGAATTTCCCGATGGGTCACGAGCCGTGGCACATTGAGGATAGCTCCGCCCGAAACAAGGATACCGTCGCCGAAATCGACCGCCTCACGCAGGCCGCAACCCGGCAGGCGGACGCCTATTCCCAGATCACGGCGGGCGCACGGGAATACACCGACGCACAGCGCACCGAACAGCAAGCGCTTGGCATGACCGAGCAGGCAGCAGCGGCGCTCCGGTATGAACAACAAATGTTGGCCGAGGCGCAGCGGGCAGGTATCGCCCTGTCACCACAGCAGCGGTCAGAAATCGCTCAGCTTGCGGCGGGAATGGCGCAAGCCGAAATGGCAACCGACCGTCTCCGGGAAAAACAGGACGGGCTTGCCGAAGCGGGGAACTTCTTCGGCCAGCAGATGACCGATGCCCTTGCTGGCCTTCTCTCCGGCACAATGACGGCGGAGCAGGCGCTTCAATCTATGTTGCAAACCCTGATCAAAGTCGGGCTTCAAGCCGTGTTGATGGGCGACGGCCCGCTTGCCGGTCTGTTCGGTATGGGCGGCAAATCCTCATCCGGTGGCGGTTTCGGTGGTATCTTTGGCGCGCTTCTCGGCGGCTTGTTCGGATTCAGCGAAGGCGGCTATACTGGCGACGGCGGCAAGAGTGAACCGGCTGGCGTGGTTCACAAGGGTGAGTATGTCTTGAGCAAACGCGCCGTTGAACGTCTCGGCGTCCAGAACCTCGACCGGATGCACCGTGGAGCGCTCAAGGGCTTTGAGAGCGGCGGATACGTCGCAGATACACCAACGCTCTCAGCGGGCTTCTCCGGTGGCGTGAGCGCAGCCCCGGTTCAAGCGATCTCGATTTCCGCGCCTGTTACCGTTAATGGTAGCTCTGGCACTCCCGAGCAAAATGCCGATCTTGCCGCAAAAGTGTCCAAGGAAATGGAGGCAACAATGCGCGGCGTTGTTGCTTCTGAACTCGCTAGACAAGCCAGACCGGGGAATTGGGGCAATTCGC